AGATCGGGGGACATTGCCGAGTGGTGGTTCGCCAATGCTGACATTCAGCCGGACGGGCTCCAGCTCCAAGAGGCGATGCTCAGTCAGTTGGCGTATTCCGGGCCGTTCAGCGTTCCGGGGCTGGCCGCCCGGATTACCGAGTACCGGTCGTTTCGCTGCGGCACAGGATCGGATCAGGACGTGGGCGGGGAAGTCTATCAAACCGGGGGCGGGCCGTGGGCGGCGACGAACGTTCCCGCGGTTACCGCGCACCCGGCGCTCTATAGCACGTATGTAAAGCCGAGGCAGTCTCCCCGCTTCTTGGTGGTCTGAAATGGCTTTTGGGTTCCTGCCGCTACCGCTCGCGGCGACGGATAGCTCAGTATCGGCTGACGGCGCTTCTAATGGGACCGGAGCGGCTACCGCGGTCGGGTCTTATACCGTTGCGGCGGCGGGCGCGGCGGCGGCGGTCGGCGCGACAAGTGCCGGGGGTTCGGCGGGCGCCGCGGGCGCGGCATCCGCAACGGGTTCCTCGTCAGCCGGCGGCGCCAGTACCGCCGCCGCGGCTGGGTCTTCGGCGGCAGTTGGCGGCGCGACTGGAACGGGCGCAAGCGGCAGTTCGGGCACAGCGGCGGCGGCAGGTTCTGCCGCGGGCGTCGGGTCTTCGACAAATGCGGGCGCGGGATCGGGGGCCGCGTCGGGTGGCGCGTCGGCTGTCGGCGCTCAGACGGCAGGGGCGGCGGGCGCCGCTTCCGCGGTTGGTTCCGCCTCGGCGGGTTCTCAGGACGGCCCAGGTATCGGGGGCCTGCTGTTCCTTCTTGCGGCGGGGACCGGTGCCGCGGCGTCGGCTAGCTCCCCGGGAGCGGCAGCGGCAGTAAGCAACGCGGCGGCGGTTGGTGCGTCGACTGTCGCCGCTGCGGGCGCTTCGGCGGCGGTGGGTTCGGCCGCGGGCGTAGGCGCTGCGGCCGTCGCTGGGACGGCGGCGGGCGTCGGTAGCGGGGCCGCGGTAGGCGCGGCGACGAAGGCCGCGGCGGGATCGTCGACGGCCACGGCTTCCGCAACTTCGGTCGGTACGAAAACGCAGGCAGCGGCCGGGGCCGCGGCGGCAACCGGTTCCGCTAGTGCGGTCGGGACGCAGACCGCGGCCGCGGCGGGCGCTTCGGCGGCGGCCGGTAGCGCGGCTGGCATCGGTACGCAAACCGCTGCGGCGGCGGGTTCGTCCACCGCGACCGGGAATGCTTCGGGCGTAACCGGCGCTGCTAGCAGCGGGGTGGCGTCCGGCACGGGTAGCGGCGCCGCGGTAGGCGCCGCGACGGCGGCGGCTTCCGGCGCAGCGGCGGCCATAGCGGCCGGGGCCGGCGTTGGCCTGGCGGCTTTCTACGCCGCTGGCTCGGCGGCTGGAATTGCCGCGGCGACGGGCGGGGGCGCGAAATCGGCCGCGGCCGCCGGGGCAATCTCGGCAGTCGGTAGCGCGGCCGCTGTCGGGGCGAAGACTGCATCCGCCGCGGGTTCGGCGGCCGCCGTCGGGTCTGCCGCGGCGCAGGCATCGTCCGGGACGACTGGCACCGCCACGGCAACCGCGGCGGCAACGGGCGTAGGGGCCGCTAGAGCGGCGTCCACGGGCGCATCTGTCGCGGCGGGCATGGCGACGGCCGGCGGATCGGCTACGGCCTCAGCGGCCGGTTCTGCGGGCGCTACGGGCACGGCGGCGGCGGTTACCCCGGTCCCGACAGGCATTGCGTCCGGTTCGGCATCGGCTTCGGGGGTTGGCGCGGCGACGAAGGCCGCGGCCGGCGCTTCGGCGGCGGTATCGACGGCGGCCGCCGGTTCGGCGATCACGGCATCCGCTTCCGGGCAATCGTCCGCGGTATCGCAGGCGGCGGCGACCAGTGCGGCAAGGGTTGAGTCGTCCGGGGCGGCTTCGGCTTCCTCGGCGGGCTTGGCGACGGGGGCGTTTACGGCGCCGGGCGAGGGCGCGGGATCGTCGCACGCCACGGGCAACGTTGTAGCCATCGGCTCGTTTAGCCGGCTTCCCCGGCCGGCCTCTCGGGTCACCAGCCATGCGAACCTCGCTACGGCATCCCGCCCCGGTTCTCTCGCATCGGGCCGCCGCCCGGCGAACCTCTCGACTGCACGACGCAACCCCTAGGAGACGGAAATGACCGACATTAGCATTACCGCCGCGAACGTCGTGGCGGGCGCCAACGCTGTTAAGAAAGCCGGCATTGCCGGCCAAGCAATCACCGCGGGGCAGGCTATCTATCTCGCTGCCGCAACCCAGAAGTGGATGCTGGCCGATAACAACGCGGCCGGGGCCGAGGCGCGCGAGGCAATCGGTATCGCCCTCAACGGCGCCGCCCTCAACCAGCCCATCGTCGCACAGACCGCCGGGGACATCACCATCGGCGGGACGCTCACGGCGGGCGTGGCGTACTACCTGAGCGACGCCGGGGGCATCTGTCCTGCCGCCGATGTGGGGGCGGGCGAATACGTCTGTCTTCTCGGGCTGGCAAAGTCGGCGAGCGTCCTCGACCTCGATATTCAGTATCCCAACGTCTCGAATTGACGTGGCGTGCTCTACCTGCACGAAGGCTAGGGCTGCGGTCGGGAAGTGGGCGCGGCTTCTAAGGGAAAAAGATGACCGACGCCGGGAAGCTGAAGAACAGAATAACGCTGGCAAAGCGGGAGATGATCAACCCCGACGAGCCGAATGATTACGGCAACACCGTGGGCGCATGGGTCGATCAGGGCACAGTCTGGGCGGGCTTCATCTACCTTCGCGGCGGCGAAGCGGTCATGGCGGGTCGCCTTCAGGGCCGGCAGCCGGTGGTCATCCGGGTTCGGTCCTCTTCGATCGCGCGGCAGGTGGAGGCTGACTGGCAAGTGACGGACGCCCGCACGGGAACGGTCTTCGCGGTGCGCAGCGTTAACCCAGACCCGGAAGGTGACGGGGCCTGGGTCGATCTGTTGGCCGAGTCCGGGGTGGCGGCGTGACGGCGAAGATCATCGGCGAGGAGGCGCTGCTTCGGAAATTGACGCTAATTCCCGTCACGCTTCGGGGGCGGGTCAAGGATGCGATGGCCGATCAGGCCGACGACATCGTTGCAATGATGCGGCGTCTTTGCCCGGTGGAGCCCGGCAAGCCCGACCTTAAGGACACGATTGGCTGGCGGTGGGGGGGTAAGGCGCCAAAGGGCGCGGTTGCCCTCGGAACGCTTCATGCCGAACAGGCGGAAGACTTGGTTATCACTATCTACGCCGGGGACAACCAGACCTTTTATGCGGCCTTCGTTGAGTTCGGGACGGTGAAGATGGCGGCCCGTCCGTTCTTCTTCGTCTCATGGCGGGCTAACCGTAAGGCGGCCCGGGCGAAGGTTCGCGCGGTACTTCGGCAAGTAGCGCGGGAGGCGGCCAATGGCTAACCCCGAGCTTGAACTTCAGGACGCCATCGTCCGCGCGCTGAAGGCGGAAAGCCTTACCGTTTACGATAGCGTGCCTGCGAATGCGGCATTCCCATACGTGTCGATTGGGCCTGTCACGTCCGTTCAGGACGACGCCGACTGTATCGACGGCATGGAAATTACTATCCAGGTCGATGTCTGGTCTCGCGCCGTAGGCGTGGGCGAGGCCGGCCGGATCACGGATACGGTTCGCCGCGCACTACACCGGGCGGAGTTCGAACTCACCGAAAACGCTCTCGTCATGATCGAGCATACCAATTCCCGCCGGCTGCGCGATCCGGATGGGCTGACCCTTCATGCGGTCATCGAGTTCCGCGCGCTTGTCGAAACCCCATAGGGAGCCCCGAAATGGCGAAACCCACCACCGCCCGTCCAGGGGCGTTTATCATCTCGCTCTGGAACGGTTCAGCGTTCACCGCGCCGTGCGGCTTCACGTCGAAGTCGTTCCGGTGGAACCGGAGCCTTGCCGAAGTCAACATTCCCGACTGCGACGATCCCGACGCCGCCGCGTGGGTCGGCCGCGACGTTGAGTCGCTTTCGGCCAGCGTCAACGGCGATGGAATCCTCGCGGCCGAGGCTATCCCTACGTGGATGAATGTCCTCAACACCATCGATGCCGTGCAGGTTCAGATCGAGATCACTTACACGACGGGCGTTCTCACGGTAACCGGCGACATGCAGTTGACGACGCTGGAAGTCGGCGCGCAGCAGGGCCAGAAGGTCAACATCAGCGTGTCGATGGACAGCGACGGCGAGATGGAAACGGAGTGGAATCCGGCATGAGCCGAGACGCCTCCGTAACGCTTGAGTGGGGAGACGGTGATTATGTCTTCCGGCTCGGGCAAGGCGAGTTGATGGAGCTTCAGCAGAAGACCGACTCCGGCCCTATGTGGGTTCTCAACCGCATGATGGCGCCGACGCCGGAAAACCGGGGTTGGCGCATCGAGGATATCCGCGAGGTTATCCGCCTCGGCCTGATCGGCGGCGGGCTGGAGCCGGTGAAGGCGCTCCGTCTCGTAAGGGTCTACGTCGAAGCCCGGCCGCCGATGGAAAACCTGTTGTTCGCGCAGTCGATCCTGGCGGCGGGCATCATGGGCGTACCTGACGAGCTACCGCAAAAAAAAAGCGCAGCGTCGAGGAAATCGACAACCTCCCCCGAGGCAAGTGGCGATGGTCCGCCATCATCGGCGCCGGTGCCGCAATAGGCATGTCGCCGGCCGAGGTGAAAGCCTGCTCGGCGTGGGAGTTCGCCGCCGCGGTTAACGGCTGGATCGACGCCAACGTGCCGGACAAGCCGGGGGCGATGACCGCGAGCGAGGAAGATATGCTCTGGGCCGCGGTCCAGGAGAAGATGGGCCTCGTTCAGTAAGGCTAGAGCTTGAGCGGGGCGAACCCGTGCCGGACCATCACGCGGTTGACCGTGGCGAGGTCAAGCCGTCCGGTGCGGAAGCACTCATAGAACGAACCCGCCGGTTGGCGGGATACGACGCCGGCCTCAAATTCCTCTAGACAAACCCGCGCCTCCGCGGCGAACCGTTGATCGCGTGCCTGCTCGGCCTGCGCTTCGCGGTCGCGAATAGCGCCGTATCCAAAGCCCGCGATGACGACGACGCAGGCGGCGGCGACCAGATACTTCAGCCAAGTGTCCATGGGCTCCCTCCATCAAACCAATCGGGTGAATATTGGCACAAGACGTTGAAAAGCTAGTGGTTCAGTTCTCGGCGGACGTAAAATCCTTTGAGTCGACCATGGCGCGTCTTTCCGGTGTCACCCGGAAGGAATTGAATCTAATCAAGAAAGAGGCAGCGACCTCCGGCGCTGTCGCAGATACCGCTTTTGCTGGCGCGGCCAGCGGGCTCCAGAGATACGGCAACGCCGCTTCGCGCGCGGCTCATTCCCAGAGGACTCTGGTAGGGCAGACGGGAAACCTCGCGGCGCAGTTTCAGGATATCGCGGTTCAGCTTCAGGCGGGCACGTCTCCGCTTACCGTGGCGCTCCAGCAGGGCACGCAGATCAGCGCCGTGCTCGGCGGGCAGGGCGCGGGCGGTGCGGTGAAGGCGCTCGGCGCTGCGTTGCTTTCGGTCGTCAGCCCGGTTTCGCTCGTGACCATCGGCCTAATAGCGGCCGGCGGCGCGGCGGTGCAATC